GTCGGGTTCGCACCGATAATAATGTACAATGGGATTGTATGACGACACAATCATACTAATAATATTAAACTGTCTCCAAAGTCTGCGCCATTGGATAAACCTGCCCATTTATCGTTTGTTCATAAAAATACGTATCAGATGGGAAGGTATTAGAGGCAACTGAGCCCGGAGGAGATGGAAACAGCGGAGGATTCTTATACGCCGATTCAGATTGCCTACCAGCGCTAAAATACCGGAGTGATGAATAAGAGGCTAAAGCTGTATCGACTGGTGTAATGCCACCAGGGTCACCAACAATAGTATTATATGTAAAATGACCGAGAAGAACTATATGAGGAACATTGGCCAAATAGTACAAGGAAAAATCCTTGCCAGGTCTAACATGTCTCTCCAAATAAGTAATAGCACCACGCTCGTCAAGAAACTCGTCAGGGGTAGTGTTTGCAAAAACTGACTCATACTTCACTGCGTGAGCCTGAACGCCTCTCGTATTATTTAAAACAAGATCATTCTTAATAAAACGGGAATTGACGTAAAAAGGCACTTCAACCTCAATAACTGGCTGTTGCCGAGAAGTGGTTACATGAGTTCCATCGAAAGTGTTGGCCATCATGAGATCACTCTTGGTAACAGTGTTAGCTAACTGAATCAGACTAGGTATGCCATAATCAGGGATTGAAGGATAAGTCAAAGGATCGAACCAATTTGGAGGCAAAACCTGTTGGGCCCCAGTTTGAATCGAACCGTTCAAGGCTTGAGCTTCTGCCAACCCCGAAACCCCGTTAACACCGGCGATGGGAGCACTAGTGGAATTAAAAACCCTACAACTGGCTTGGCTCCAATACCCACCATAAGCTGGCATAGCATTAGCGACATCCAATGTATCCTCACGAGTTTGCGCAGCCGTAGTATTGCCAGTCCACGAATTTCCAGAAATAACCCCACTATCTGGTAAACGCTTGACTGACATTATTTTGGAACCCTGAACATTTAAAGATGTACGGTTTCCATCCAACACATATTTGTTGTTAATGGCACCCTTACGTCCAATAAACATTCTGGTAACAAAATGAAGCATGGTAACTTTTCCTGGATTCACTCGAAGCAATTCAGCGGTATCCACTGGTTCAGTTTCCGTGGGAACAGTCAATACAGGTGCAGCGAGAGTGTACTTGGCCGCAGGGGCATAGTTAAATGCAAAATTCTCAGCCAACGGTTGTACCACACCTGGAGGCACTGGTTCAGCAACAAATGGACCCTGCGTAGCGTCAGGAACACCAACTGTGAAATAACTGGTCTGAGCATCCCAAAGAGTGTTAATTGGGGCTGGGCCAGGAAAGGGCGGAAAATCCGGATTTATGTTAATAATAGTATAACTACGGTCCGCTCTAGGAATGGGTGGAAATTCATTACGCCCAGTATAGGTCTCTCTATTGTACAATTGCCACCTATCCATAAGCTGACGCCAAGACAACATTTTTTCACCAAAAGCTACTGAAGCCATAGGGGCAGCTGGCTGGGAACAATCACCCATCCAGGCCTTTGTAGGAGGATCATCAGGGACGTCTTCCATCTCAGTAGCACCCATGGCGGTGGATTCACCCGTTGAAACTTCCATATTGGGAGTAAAAACACCAGGGGAAGAACGAGACTTCCTGGACTTCGCGGCCTCCTTTCTGATCCTAGCCCTATCAGATGGTTCAATGGTCTTAGCAACACCAAAAACATTGGCCCTACGCACAGCCTCATTGCCCATGGACTGGGGAATACGATCTCTGTTCTGCCAATTCACAGGGAAACCAGTGGGCCCGGTAAAAGACATTGAATCCAAATTCCTAGCAGTAGGCATTTGGAAATCCAT